GCGTTATCACTATTACGACTTGCAACGCTTTTATTTAGCATTTTAAAGGTCATAGGAAGCATTGATTCAGTCAATGTGTAGTACTTTAAGCAAGGTGCAATATAAGTGTCTAAAAGGTTCGTATTATTAGCCGACAATGTACCAGCAAACGCTTGTGTTTGCAATTCATTATACAACCCACTACCAATAATATCACGAATATAAATTTCTTGTGATTCTTTGATAGCAGATTTTAGTAATTTATCATCAACATTTTCGTTGATGGGGCTATTATCTTTGAGATAAGTAGTGCTGATTAAATAAACAAAGTTTGTCATAATTTCTTTCTTACTAATTTACTATTCCAAGCGTGACGGCAATGGTTAATGTGTACGTCGGTGTCAGGTATAGTGTACCACCCACCTCTTTCTTTCCACACATCCCTATCAACACGGCTTGAAATCGTGTCAATTTCTGTGCGTGTGTAATATCTATTTAACCCTATCAATTGACGGCAAAAGTCACGGCTGGTATCTATCAATTCAGGTTCACCAGTAAAGGCAGCATCTAATCCGTACTCATAACGTAATTCAATTTGAGTGTCTACACTTTTTGAAAGTTCACGTGTACCTTTTTGTGAAGTTGAAAGTTTGCCATTGTCTGAATTAATTAAGCCATCGTCAATCATTTGAGTGATTGCATCCATTACCTTTTGTGCGTCGATGTTAACGTACTTTGCAATCTCACCTACCGTTATGCCATCGTTTGCATTTAAGATTTGTAAAATGGCAGTTTCACTTGCAGTTGCAAACTCAAATTTACAAAGTTCATAGTCATCTTTTGAAACTCCACACTCAGCAAATAATTGTTTGTCAAAGTCAGACGGTTGTAAGTTGGTAATTTCTGCGGGTTTTTCGTTCTGCTCATTATACATAATGATTAACCCACCACTTTCTTCGGCTTCTGCACCCTGATAATTCTTTTTGAACCTACGTTTTGCAATTCTCATTTCTTCGGGCGTTGGTTGACCCTTAAACATTTGAATTACTGTCTGTGCAAAGAACCCGTTTTTAATATTGCTCAAATAATAGTTACCTATCTCTACGTCAATCTCTATATACTTTAAAGCACCTATATAAGATGGCAAAGGATATTTTCCTTGACCAGCACGATACATTTTAAACGCATATACTTGCTTATTTTCCCTTGTTGTAGGGTTAAATAAAGGATATTCAATTACGGCTTCACGGCTATTTGACCAATCTTCGCTATAATAAGCACAATCTTTTCCTAAACGTACATTCTGAAATGGTAAATGATAAAGTTCTGCAATCTCTGTTTTGGCTTTATTCCAAATAACTTCAATATAATAGCCATCAAATAGTTCAAAATCTTGTGAAATCTTGGTATTGAACGACTCATAATCTTCAAATGCATTAATATTTCTTAACTTGTCAAATGCTTTTGCCTTGTTTAACGTGTCATCTGCATAAATTTCGAATGATTCACCCGCAATATAAGACGATTTTTGGTTGACAATAGCATTATGCTTAGGGCTTTTGTTGTAAAGGTCAATCAATTTTTGAGGGTATAAGTTATCCTCGCCAAAAGTTGTGTACCCTTTTGTTTTATTTTCTTTAAATGTAGGCAAAGAAATACCAGCAAAAGAAAGTCGGTCCAGTGCGAACTTATTGTTTTCCATTGTTTCCAAATTTATCTACTGATGTGAATCCTAATGTTAGAATGACCACCCATTCCACGCTTTCTATTAACTTATCGGTGTTGTGGTAAACCATCGCCCCAATTAAAGCTAAACCACCGACAATGCCGATTAATCGCTTTGAGCTAAATTCGCCTTTATCACCTTTGAAGATTTCAAATATTTTCATAACTTGTTTGTTTTTTTTATGTAGTAACGTATTGCAAATAAGCCCGAAATGATAGCCACTAAACCAGCCAACGCCGAGATAATAGGTTGTGCCGTTGTGCTAATGGATGCAACTGCACTCACTACTGAAATGATGCTGCTACTATCTGCTGCCGTGTCGTTCAAGTTTCTCATTTTTTTTGTTCTATTGTTTCAGAATACCCTTCGATAGCATTCAAGTAAAATTTAATCTCATAAGAATAAACTGCCAAAAGTGAATCGCTTTGCTTTTGTTGGCGTTCCATTTTGTGCAACCTATCGCCCATTTTTATATTCTCATTTTCGCACTTTGCAATGATTGCTTTCTTTGTATTTTCAGATTCATAGTACAAATAGCCTACAATTAAAAGCATACAAAAAGCCACCGCCGCTATTGGGTTCTTTTTAAATTCTTCAAATGAAATTGGTAGGCTCATTTTATGCTGGGAATGGTGGTGCTGGTTTAGGTATGTATTCGCCCGTTGGCAAATCTAAAATAAATGCCCACTCTGTACCTTCAATTTGTGCTTTGTCTTGGTCAGATAAAAACAAAAACCATACATCGTTAATGTCTTGTACGCAGTTGAAAAACTCATAAGGCGTGTAAAATTGCCCTTGTACTTGGTCGTATTGTTCGGTAGTTAAAATATATCCTATCATAGTGTTTTATTTATTTGATACAACAGTATAAGTGTTACACATTTCTAGCAAGGGTTGTTTGAAACGTTTGAACTGCGGTGTAAAAGTTGGAAACATTAGTTGCAGAAAAATTTGCATTTGCAAAAAATGTAAATGCATTTCTTTTGCCTGAAAATAAAAATGGAGTACCATTATTGTTTAAACATCCAATATAATGAACTAAATTTAAACCATTATTTACTTGGCTTGGAGTTGCTTTATTAGTTGAATTTTTATAAATATCTACGGTTGAGCCATTAGCAGTACCAATGTAAAATCCACCCGTATATGCTTCTGTAAAATTTGATGCAAGAGCACTTCTTATATTCACATAATTATTTGTACTAGCATTTGCAATACTAATTCCCGAAATAAGAGTACCATTGAATACTCCCAAATCCCATAAATTAGCACCTGCGTTGTTTAAATAAACGCCTATTGCTGCATTAGTGCCTAAATCGTTTAAATCGTTTAACCCAGTATTCATATAAGCACTCGTCCCATTTGGCGTTGCCCCCGTACTTGCAAACGTCCAACCACTTGTAAAAGTACCCGTAAAACTAGAACTCTTTAAATTCTGAGCACACGCTGCCGCACTTGCCCCAACCATTGGGTAAATGGCTTTCATTGGTGTCCACAAAGAATTGGCTTTTAAATCCAATACAAGTTGATTTACTGCATTTTTTTCTGTCGTTGAAAGCGTACCACCAGCAGTCGTTACCCTATCAAAATAGGCTTGTGCATCTGTGTCAAAACCACCACCCAAAATACTGGCATTACCTACACGAATACCTAAGCTAACACCAAACATTTTACTCGTTGTATAATACTATTGAACCGCTTGTTAGCGTAATTGACGTGATGATTTGTTCTTCAGGCAAAGTGATAAAAATTCCTTGCTTTAAAGTGACACCAGTTAAACCAAGTTGTGTCATTAAAGATGTACCATCGAAAGAAATCGCAGATACTACTGCGTCGCTATTAACGACAAAGCCTCTAAATCGACCCGTGTTTGCTGATGTATTACTGATTACTTTGCAACCAGTAAAACCAGCCATAAATTCGTTTGAATTACTCATATATTTTTTCTATTAATGTTGGATTATATTCGTCTGTTGTTGTACTTGATAATTGAACTTTTAATATTCCACTTTCTACTTGCTCGTTTGCAAGTGCTGGATTTAAATTACTTGATGATGTTTGAGCATAAATTTCGTACATATACTCACCTTCAAAAAAATCGTATGTGTTTTCGTTAATTGAAAACTTATTATAACGCTCAGTAAAAGTGCTAACATCACTTAAAATAAAAGCATACGTCTTATTCGTTTGTCTATGTGTTAAATAAAACAAAAACTTTGGGTTGCTTATAGTGACCTTTTCCGTAAGTGTCAAGTACCAAAATTTTGTTTCGCCTTTTGTGATTAATAGCATTATAAGTATATTAGCAAATAAAGTAATTTGTTACAATAAAAAAGGGGTGACCTAAGCCACCCCCCCACATATGAAAACAAGACAGAAATTAAAGCCCTAATGTAGTTACTACAGAAGACTGCAACTTGTATGGTGCTTCGATATCCATAGCCTGAAGTGTAACTTCATAACCAGTAGAATCACCAAACGCAGCACCAGTATTCGCAACCATTGAACTAACATCACAACCGCTTTCTTTACCTACCAACCAATACTCATCGTTATTGGTTTTTACGATAGTGAAAACACGTCCTTGAGCTAACAATTTTAACTCGTTACGCTTAGCAGTTGACAACCTACGCAATTTGAAAGCCACGTCACATTGGTTAAAAACCGTGCCGTTTTCAACAGATACGTTGGTTGTGTTAGTCATTGATGCAGTCGCCTTAGGGATGTCATAAGTGTAAACATCCCCACTTGCTACTGATGTTGCCGTAACTTCACCACTTGCAACTGTAAAGCCAGTTTTAGCCCAGTTAACAAGATAGATAGATTTAACGCCACCGACTGCATCTTTGCAGTCAAGGGCAAAACTTTGAGAAATTAAACACGGCATATCTTATATAAATTAAAGGGTGAAATAAACCGTTTCGTCAGGAAATGCCAGTTGTACTCCATATTTCATTTTCGCTTTGAAATATACGTTTTCGCTAATTGGGTCGAATACAAATTTGTATTGCTCCTCTTCATTTGCAAGGTCAGTACCCACAAAGAAGTTAGTCAAATGAGATGCAACCAATTTGTCAGTTCCATCCAAACCACCAACTGCGATTAATTTCATGTTAGTACCTGGGATAATCATATCCATCATTCCAGCTTCTGGCATATAATGGTACAAATTAGCGTTCTTCAAGTTAACTAAGAACTTTTTGTAGAAGTCAACTCCACAAAAACAAACCAAGTTGTCTTTACTTGCAATTCTTGATGGAATAGCAGCGTAGATAGCGTCTAAGATATCGTCAGCGTTTGAAGTTGTAACCGCAGTTGCAGAAATAGTGTTTCCTGAAATAGGGTCACCTGAACCACCAAATCCTAATGCAGTCAAGATAGTTGTAAAACCATCGAACTTGTTAGTGTTAGGGTTAGTGTTAGAAGTTGCAACAGTTCCTTGCC